AAGTTAGTAGAGATTGGAGAAGGGTTTAAGAATGGGAAAACAAGTATTATAAATACTTTAGCACTTAAAAATATAGATGCAAGTTTAAATAATACACTTGTTGAGTTATCAGAGAAAATAAAGACTTCTTTTGATAGTTCAGATGCTAGTGTTGAGGAGTTGCAAAATAGGATAACAGAATTGACTAATCAATTAAGTCAAAGGATTAAATATGCGACAGGTACTTATACTCCGCCAGATGGTTCTCAAAATTCCTTAGTTGTTCCAACTAATTTAAATTTTGTTCCAAAAACTATTTTAATCATGAGTTTTGGTTTAAGTGATGGTTCAAATCCAGCTAAATTTCTTAGTTGTGGTATTAGTATCAATTCTGCAGGTACAAATATTAAATATAACAATGGTTCATATACTCGAATTATTGGTAGTGCTAGTATTAGAGATATTACTGCTGATAGTTTTAAGATTGAAATTGGTAAGGGTGATATGAATGCTGGCGTTGATTTTCCTTTTAAATTTAATAAATTTTCTTTTAGGTGGTATGCGTTAGATATAGAGTTTTTATATAATTAATATAATATGAGGTGATAGAATGAATAGAGGAAATAGAATAATTTACGACCAAACAGGTAATGTATGGATACAAACAGGTGAAGCAGCAGGAGATATATTAGAGCATGATACAATAACAGAATTAAATTATATCGATATTGAATTTGGAAGTATAGACTATGGTAAACAGTATATAGAGTCTATAAATCCAATCACAAAAGAGCCTGTTTTAAAAAATATAGAAGTCATTTTGACAGATGAACAAAAGAGATTAAAAGTATTAGAAGAAGAATTAAGTATGTTAAAAGAAGAAAATAAGAATAGAGATAGTGAGATAGTAAACACAGCATTTGAAGTAGTAAATATGAAATTAAATAACAATATTTAGGAGGAATCAACATGTATAACTTATTAAAATTAATGATAGAACAAAAGAACTATAGTGCTAAAGAGGATTTACAACATAAGATTGATGTATTCTATACAGTAAACAGAATTACAGAAGAACAATATTTAGAGTTAACAAGTTTATTAAATAAAGAAGAAACACCAGTAGAACCAGCATAGAAGGTTCTTTTTTATTGGAAAGAGGTGATTTAATTGACTTTCAAAGAGTTAGTTAATAAAGTTAGAAATCTTGTTTTAGAAGCAAAGAAAGTAACTATAGAAGATGCAGAGAATAAATTCACTAGTGAAAATGTTGAGGGAGCATTGAAAGAATGTATAGATAGAGCAGACTCGGCTTTTCAAAGTGCCGATAGCGGGAAGCAAACAATTGCAACTGCTATCGGCTCTCCTGCTACATCAGAACAAACATTTCAAGAGTATGCTGATTATATAACAGAATTTAAAGGTACCATAACTGATTTACAACAACAAGTTAATATTAGATACAAAATAACAGGAGGTTCTTTTGAAGGAGAAGAAGCAAAGCCATATAAGGTTACTTTTCCTTCTGTTCCCGAACATCTAGCAATATTTTCTATAATGAATGAAAGAGAATGTTATTATACTCCATTAAGACAAAAATTAGAAAGTAATCCTGGCGGAAGCACTGCTTATATTAAAATTAATGCAGATAAAAAAGGATTTGAAGCAGGGAGTACTAGTTATACAACAGGGAAAAGTCCGTTTAAAGGATATTTTATTGCTTGTTATAAATAAAAGGGCTTAGATAATATCTCTAAGCCTTTTTTAATGCAAATTTACAAATTAGGAGGTTTTCATGAATGAAGAACTTTTCAACGCAGATTTAAAAAGGCACGAAACAAGAATAAATAAACATGGTGAAGAAATAGACGAATTAAAGATAGCGAATATTGAATCAAAAGCAGAGTTAAAAGCATTGTGTGAGAACTTAAATTCACTTACAAGTATGTTAAAGTGGTTGATTGGAACAATGATTACAACATTAGTAGGATTCTTTATATTTGCAATACAAAGAGGAATATTTTAATTAGGAGGAAAATAAATGGATAATTTAATAAGTTTTATACCAGAGCAACTACTTTTACTAGTAGTTGCTCTTAATGTATTAGGATTTGGATTTAAGAAATATAAGCAACTAGATAATAAATACATTCCAATTATATTACTGGTACTTGGTATAGTATTTTCAATATGGATGCTAGGATTTAATCCAAGTTCAATTTTACAAGGAATTTTATGTTGGGGAGTAGCAATAGGAGCTAATCAAGTTTATAAACAACTAAAGGATGGTGATAAATAATGAAAATAGCAGTAGTACCAGGACATACACTAACAGGTAAAGGAACAGGAGCAGTTGGTTATATAGATGAAGGAAAAGAAAATAGAATACTAACAGAACTAATAGTTAAATGGTTGAAACAAGGTGGAGCAACTGTATATACTGGTAAGATAGATAAATCGAATAATTATCTATCTGAACAATGTCAAATAGCAAATAAACAAGACATAAACTTAGCAGTACAAATTCACTTCAATGCAAATAACACAACTCTAAATCCAATGGGTACAGAAACAATATACAAAACTAATAATGGCAAAGTGTATGCAAATAGAGTCAATGATAAATTAGCGACAGTATTTAAAAATAGAGGTGCTAAATCAGATGTAAGAGGTCTTTACTGGCTTAGAAATACAAAAGCACCAGCAATATTAATAGAAGTATGTTTCGTAGACAGTAAAGCAGATACAGATTACTATATTAAAAATAAAAATACAGTTGCAAAGCTAATAGCTGAGGGTATATTAAATAAGAAAATAGATAATATTGAGGTGAAACAAATGTATAAGCATACAGTAGTTTTCGAGGGAGAAGTTGACAAGGTATTAGCACAAATAGTCAGTTGGAGTTATAAAGAAAATGAATGTAGAGTATGTGATATAAAAGATTATGTGCCAGGTCAGACGGAGAACTTATATGTTGTAGGTGGAGGAGCATGCAGCAAGATAGGGTCTATAACTAAAGAAAGATATACTATGATAAAAGGTAATGATAGATTTGATACACTTTATAAAGCATTAGATTTTATTAATAGATAGATTAGTAGGTAGCAACTGTAGTTAGTTGTTACCTTCTTTTTTTATTTGTGTTGAAAAAGATATTTGTATATGTTAACTTATATAATAAGTTATAGATATATTATTAATGTGAGGAGATTAATTATGAAGAGGATAAAGTTAGTATTAACAACAGCATTATCTATTATTGCCGTGTTTCTAATATTACATTCAACTCCTACACTAGCACTAAAGACTCATGTATTTTTTTATGGATATTTCAAAGAAGCTATTATTACAGAAATAGTTGATGATGAGTTGCATAACAAAATAGACAAAGAAAAGTTGTCAAAAGAAAATGCAAAATGTTATACATTAACTAAACCTCCAATTGAGAAAGCTACAGAATCATACTTGAGAAATTATAAGGTCACTAAGAAGAATCTTTTATATTTTGCTGAATATTATGGAGATTGTTAAATGTTATAATAATTTTTTATAGTATTTTCTCATAACTATTTAGTTATATTGGTTGATAAAAACAGGATGAAATCATATAATATTAGACAAGACAAAGGGTGATAGAGTAATACTATCACCTTCTTTATTGATTATATCAGCGTTTTGTTATAAATAGTTTATATAGTTATATATTTCTTTCTAATTAAGCAATGTGATACTATTGTTATAGTAGATACTAATACTATTGATATTATTGCGGTATCAGTTTTTCTTATTAATAAACCCATTATTATATATTCTAAACCTATTAAACAGTCATAAAATATTTCTAATTTAACAGCTTTTTCTCTGTCTATGTTCCCATACTTTAATTCTAATTTATCTAAATATTTTTTGTTGCAGTAATTAGCTTTGCGTTTAATTAAATACCTTATTGCAATTCCTATTGTAAATGTTATTCCGTAACTTAAAAATATAATGCTCCAAGAATTCATAGTAGATACCTCCTTTTAGATTTAATTTTCTTAATCAAAGTATATCAGTAACATAAGTACAAAGAGTATCTAAAATATTACAAATATTAACGGGTTATATAACATTATAGTAAAAATTGTAACAATAAAGCGAACGAAAATTATCATACTAAAACATAAGAAATGTTATAATTGTATTAGATATATACATTAACATACACCAAAGCACTCCTATAAAAAGAGTGCTTCTTTTTTGTTAGGTTTAATAATTTTACTTTATTCTAAACTATAATATAATTAAAGAATAAAATTATAAAAGCTTTAACATAAATAATGAAAGGTGATACTAATGAATAATAGAATAAAGCAGTTAAGAGAATTAAAAAAGCTTAAACAAGTAGATTTTGGAGAGATACTTGGTATGACTAAACACGAAATTTATAACCTCGAAAGTGGAAGAACAAAAATTAAAGAAAGAGATATAAAACTAATAATTTCTACTTTTAAATTAAATGAAACTTGGTTTAGAGAAGGTAAAGGAGAAATATTTGAAAAAGGTCATGAAGATAATAAAAAAATTATAGAGATAACTAATTTATTTATGAAACTTAATCCATCTTTTCAAGATTATGCTTTACAGCACTTGAAAGAATTGCAAAAACTACAGGCTTCATTTATTGATGAAGTTGGAAAGAACTCAAGATAAACAAAGCACTTTTTATAGGAGTGCTTATTTTTTTGAAATACATTAAATGTATAAACTATTAAGAATCTTACTCAACATACCTTAGAAACGATTTAAATAGGTCTTTTTCATAGAGTAAATTATATGATATAATAAAAAAATAGAAGTGTATTGGTAGTACACTTCTATATCTGTAACTAAGCATTCTCATGAGCGGGAGTGCTTTTTTCATTTCTCCAAACAATGTTATTTACTTCATCAATAATTATCAAATCAATCTTATTATCTTTCAATATTTCTGTTGCAGTACAAATGAGATTATCTAAGTCAAAACTTCGAGTTATTTCTAGTTGCTTGTTATTCACAAGTCTTTTAAGTATGTAAGTATTGAAACACATTTATATTACTCCTTTAATTTTATTGTTAGAATTATTTCTGATTTAATAGAAATAATTTCTAACTTATTATAAATATAATATGTCTTAAAGTGTATGTCAATATAAAATTCTAATAAAATAGAAGTTTATTTTGACATTATAGAAATATTGATGTTATCATTTACTCAAGAGAGGTGATAAAATGATTTCATATAAACCTTTATGGAGAATGATGTTTGATAAAAATATTAAAAAAATGGAATTTAAAGAAAGAGCAAATATAAGTAATGGAACTCTTTCAAAATTAAGTAAGAATGAATATGTTGCATTAGCAGTGATTGAAAAAATATGTTTAGCTTTTGAATGTACTCCAAACGATATTATAGAAATAAAAAAAGACATAGAATAGATATTTGATAGTTGTAAAATTATGTTATAATTAAAATGCAAGAGGCTACAATCTAAGGGCGAAAGTTTTCAGAAATCACCTTCGTATGAAAGGGGGTGAGTATATGAAAACACTTATGTTTATACTTGTTATAGCGTATTATATTACTATTATAATAAAATCTATTACAACAATAGTAAAGTCTATAACAAGATTATTAGATTCTATAAGTAAATTAAAAGAATCTTTACATAAACTAAGAAATCGTCCTGACGGCAATCAAGACGATTTCAATGAATAAATCATTACTTAAATTATTTTGAATTTGAAACTTCGCTCTAGGCTAATAGATTGTAGTTTCTTTTTTATTTTTGATACGATTTTACATCTTTATTATATCGCATTTTAACAAAAAATAAAACTATGAATCCTAGAAATATATTTTATTTTATCTCTAAGTATATATATTATTGCCCACCTAAAAAACTTTCATAAAATCAAAAGAGTATATGTTTTTAATAACTTACCAATATAACTTATAACTCATTTTACAAGTCTTATTTAATAAATATTTATGCCACTAAATTCCTCTAGTTTTACCAATTTAGTATTATTCTACAATTAAAACAATACAATACAACTAGTTATTATTCATTATATGTGTTTGAAAATTGAATAAGTTTATAGACATGAATAATATTTTTTATATATAAAAACAAACTAAAACAGTAGAATATATGGTAAATTTTACCTCTAGTTTTTGTGTTAAAAAGCTCCTATTATTAGTTTAAGTTAGACAAGTTGAGGAAGTGACATAAGATGGAGCAGCAAGAGGTAATAGCCAAATTACGCAGGGGAGAACTAATGTTAATGGAATATATGTGGAGGAAAAAGTCTATTCTATCTAAAAAAGAAATAATCTTAGCAATGCAGGAGAGGTATAAATGGAGGAAAAGTACTACAGAAATTTTACTTAAAAGATTAGTAAAGATGAAAGTATTAAAAAAGAAGAGGATAGGTTTTCAGTTTAGTTATGAAGTATTATTAACTAAAAAAGAATATTTAAACGCTATAAGAGAAGAAAGAAATATAAATATAGATGATGATTTTTTTACTCGAGTATTTACAACTATACATAAAAGAAATCAAATGGTAGAAGAAAATTTTAAAAAATTCATAACAAATATAAAAGATATGATAAAAAGACAAGTTTGAGTTTTATAGAAAGAAGGGATATATTATGATAAATAAGAAATTACCAGATGCAGAACTAAAAATCATGAAATACATATGGAATACTGGTTATAAAACTGTAATATCGAAAGATGTTGCAGATGAGATAGAAAAAATGTATGGCTGGAAACATACAACCACAATTACACTTTTAGCGAGACTAACTAAAAAAGGTTTTTTAATATCTCAGCGAATTGGAAAACATGTACACTATACAGTATTAGTGAAAGAAAAGGAATATTTGAAACTGGAAGGTAAAAGAATTTTTGGAGGTTTACATAACAATCCTTTATCGGAATTAATTTCAAAGCTGCATGATAAAGAGGAAATAACAGAAGAAAAAATACTAGAAATAGGGGATTGGATAAAAAGTTGGAAAGATGAAGATTGATAGATAAAAAGGTAACATCTGTAAATAGGTGCTACCTTTTTATTGTTGTGGATAAACTGTGGAAAAGTTATGTAAAAATTGTGGATAAAATATTTTACTGACATCTAACTGACAAAAGTTAAAAAAATAAATAGTCTGAACATTAAAAAATATTGAAAAATAGCCATATATATAAAATAAAATAAATAAAAGTAACACTTTATATATGTTATTCTTTTTTTTATTAACAAAAACTGGTTAAATTGTTGACGGACAGTTAAAACTCTATTATCATAATAAGTGGATATCCAATATTTAGCTAAGTATTCAATGTACAAGGATGCTTAATTTAAAAAAATTATGGAGGGTAAATATT